GTTGAAGAAGCTATAGCTGCTGATAGAACTTTAGGTGGTTTGGCTAAAGATACATATCTTGAGTCAACTGAAATTGAATTTAACGCGGAAGGTGAAAAACCATTGGGATATGTCTCAATGACCTTCTTAACTAATTACTACGTTCAGGAAACTAATCCTGACGTAGCAGTATAAGGAGACAATTATGAAAATGATTAGTCCTAACGGAAACATTTCTATAGAAGCTCATCCTTCAAAGGTTGAGTCATATTTGAATATGGGTTGGAAAGAGGAAGCAGTCCATTCGCAAGATAAAGTTAAATCTTCTTCTAAGAAAAAGTCGAAAGACGAGGTAAAAGAAAATGGCGATACATAAAGGAAGTGAAGGTACAGTCCATGTTGGTTCTGATGCTGTAGCTGAAATTAAGTCTTATTCTGTTGAAGAAACTTCTGATACTGTTGAGACTACATCAATGGGTGATTCTGCAAGAACTCATCTTGCATCATTGACTTCTTTCTCAGGAAGTTTAGATGTATTTTGGGATGAAACTGATACTGCTCAATTAGCTTTGACTGTTGGATCAAGTGTAACAATTAAGTTCTATCCTGAAGGTACTGCAACAGGTGCAAGATACTATGAAGGTTCAGCTATTGTTACTGGTGTTTCAAGAAGTGCTAGTTTTGATGGTTTGGTAGAAGCAAGTATCTCAGTTCAAGGAACTGGTGCTTTAAGTTTCACAACAGCATAAGAAAATGTCAGCAATAGATAACGCGAAAAAGCATTTTGCAGAGCAAGATGTAAAAGTAATCGAAGTGCCTGAATGGGGTGAGGATGACAAACCTTTAAAAATATACAGTAAGCCATTGACGTTAGCTGAAACTTCTAAGCTCTATAAAATGAGTCAGGAAGATGATCTTACGATGATGGCTTATGTTCTTATTTACAAAGCACTAGATGAAAATGGAGATAAACTTTTTGATTTAGCAGATAAAAATGCTTTATTGAACAATGTTGATAGAGAGATATTAGTAAGCGTAGCCCAACAAATTATGGGACAAGAACCTATTGAGGACACGAAAAAAAACTAATAAAGGACTCTAATTTATATGTGCAATACGCACTAGCTGAAAAACTTGGTAAAACCTTACAAGAGATTCAACAAATTAGCGTCCAAGAATATCAAGGATGGATAGCTTACTTAGAGTTAGCTGAAGAAAAGAGAAAAAATGGCTAAAAAAAAGATTAATTATGAACTTGTTGCAATAAATAAAACTAAAGCAGCATTTGATTCAGTTACTAAAGGACTTAAAAAAATAGGAAGTGGTGCTGCTGGTGTTACTAAAGGTGTAGCTGGTATTGGTATCGCTGCTGGTGCTACTGCAACTGCTTTAGCATTAATGGTAGATAAATCTTTTCAAGCTGTAGATGCTATTGGAAAAACAGCAACTCAAACAGGTATAGCTACTGATACATTACAAGCATTTCATTTAGCTGCAAGAGAATCAGGTACTACTATAGAAGGTGCTAATACTGCATTAATCAAATTTGCTAGAAGTATTGGTGATGCTGAAAGAGGTTTAAAAACTCAAGCTGATATATTTAAAAATATTGGCGTAGAGTTAAGAACTACTGATGGTCGTATGAGATCATTTGATGCAATTTTAGAAGATACCGCAAAAGGTATTATGGAACTTGGATCACAATCTGAACGTGCTTCAGCATTGGCTAATTTATTTGGTAGACAAGGTGTAATTTTAACTGGTGCTATAACTGATTTATCTGAAAATGGAATAAAGAAATTTATAGATAGAGCAAAAGAATTAGGTATTGTTCTAAGTGAAAAAGTAATTAGAAGAACTGAAGAATTTAATGATGCTGTTGGTGTTATTAAAATGCAGATTGGTTCTTTTGTTAATAATATTACAACTTCTTTTTTACCTGTATTTGAAAAAATGCGAGAAAGCATAGCTAAGTTTATACAAGATAGTATTGATGAAGCAGGTGGTATGGATGCTTTAGGAGTAAAAATTGCAAATACAGTTATAGAATTTGCTGCAACAGCAATTGAAAATTTTGGAGTATTTAGAGATCAGTTTGCTCAAATGATAAATGATGCAGAATTGAAGTTAAAAGAATTACAAATAGCTTTTGCAGAATTTAATATAAATTTACTGCAAATGAATCCTTTTAAGGATTTTTCTAATGAAATAGCAGCATTACAAGAAGGTATATTTATAGCTGGTGAAGAAATTAGAGTTATAGGAATGAGAACTACTAATTTTGGGAAAGATGCAAAAAAAACAGCAGATACAGTTAGAGAATATAAATTAACAGTTGATGAATTAAGAGATTCTACAGATGGTTTAACTGATAGTAATGGTGAGCTAGGTAACTCTTTTACAAATTTATTATCACCAACAGATAAATTCTTAGAACAGCTTAATGATGTTAATACAACAATAGAAAATGCAGCAGTTTCATCTATGAAAAAAATGGAAGATACCATAATGGATGGTATTAAAACTGGAAAACTTGCATTTCAGGACTTTGCTAATTTTGTTGTTGAACAATTAATGAGAATTGCTATACAGCAAATGATAATTAAACCTATAGCAACAAGTTTATTTGGCTCTTTACCTTCTTTTGATGGTGGTGGTTATACAGGTATGGGTATAAGAGCAGGTGGTATAGATGGTAAAGGTGGTAGTTTAGCTGTTGTACATCCTAATGAAACTGTTGTTGACCATACAAAAGGACAAGCTATCCAATCAGCACCAACAGTAAACTTTAATATTAATACAGTAGATGCTGCTGGATTTGATCAATTACTAGCATCAAGAAAAGGATTAATAACATCAATCATAAACAATGCCATGAATAATCAAGGCAAGATGGGAGTCGTATGATGTCAGGACAATTTCCAACATCTCCTAATTTTAGAAGTTTAAATTTTAAAGATAATAGACCTACTTTATTGAATCAGACTTTATCAGGTAAAAAACAAGTCAGACAAATAGGTAGTCAATATTTTTCTTTTACAGTGCAAATGCCACCTTTACAACAGGAAAAGGCTCAAGAAGTATTTGCATTTTTACAAAAACAAAAAGGTTCTTTTGAGGACTTTACTATAGTTGCACCGCTAGATAATTTAGGTGCTGGCAAAGCAGAGACAGATATACAGGTAGTTGGATCACATATATCAGGAGATGCATCTATTGCTTTAGATGGATTTTCTGCTAGTCAAACAGGTGCATTAAAAGCAGGTGATTTAATTAAGTTTGCTAATCATAGTAAAGTTTATATGGTGCAATCAGATATTGATTCTGATAGCGGTGGTGCATTAACTGTTCTTATATCACCTAACCTAGTAGCATCTCTAGCAGATAATGAAGCTGTTACTGTAAATAAACCTAGTTTTACTGTTTATCTTGAAAACAATGAAATTATGTATTCAACAGATGCTAGTGGTTTTTATAGTATTTCATTCGATGTTAGAGAGGTTATTACCTAATGCCTAGAAGTTTATCATCTGATCTACAAACACAAGTATCATCAACAGCAACTAAAACAGCTTTCTTAGTTGAGCTTAATTTATCATCTACTATCAGATTAACTGATTGGTATTCTAATGTTACTTATGATTCTAATAGCTATGAAGCTGGTGGTTCTTTTTTAACAGTTGATTCAATAACTGAAACAGGACAATTACAGGTAGATGAAGTAAATTTAGGCTTTTCTAATATAACTGATGCAGTAAGAAGTTTGGTACAGGATGGTTCTTTTACAGATAAAACAGTAGAGATATATCTAGCTTATTTCAATTCAGATGAAACTATCGTAGGTGCTATTAATTATTTTACAGGTCAAATTAGAAGTGTATCGATACAAGAAGATATAAATAGTTCTATTTTAAACATGACGGTTGCATCGCATTGGGCAAATTGGAATTTAACAAAAGGTAGACATTTTTCTGATGAATCACAACAGTCTTTTAGTACAGGTGATAAAGGTTTTGAATTTGCTACTCAAGTTAAATCAGATGTAAGGTGGGGTGTGTAAATGTTTGGTTCAGTACCAGTAGCTAAAGGTTTTTTTGCAAGTATTGGAGAAAAAATAGCAGCATTTTTTGCTAAAACTTGGGTTAAGTGGACTATTGGAACTGTTACTGTTGCAGTTGGTGTAAAAGGGTTTAGACAACAACAACAAATGATGGCTGAAGGTCAGGCTATCATGGCTAACAAGACTGCTGCTGGTGGTAAGTTACCAATTATATATGGAACAAGAAGAGTTGGTTGTCAGGTTGTATACATGGATGTATCAGCTAATGATTCTAGGCACGTTTTTTTAGTTTATGCATTATCAGTAGGTGAATGTGACGAAGTTCTTGGAAGAACTATTGAACTTGATGGAAATCCATTAACTGATACTGCAAGATTTAAATATGGATGCTATATAGGTTCAGATAAAATATCTTCAGGAGCAGGTTCTTTAAATACTGTTTCTCAAGTTGGTTCTACAATTAGTGCTGGTGCTGGTGGGTTTGGTACAAGTCCAACATCAAGATATAGATTAACATTTAATCTGCATCATGGAGCAGCAACACAAACTGCTGATCCTATGCTTGTAGCATCTATGCCTAACTGGACTTCATCTCATAGATTAGATGGAGTTTGTTATATAGCTTGTCATTTAAAGTATGATAAAGAGGGTATGTTTTCAGGAATTCCTCAAATGACTGTACAGGTTAGAGGTAAAAAGGTTTTTGATCCAAGAGACAATACACAAACATTCGGAACAGTATCTACATACAAATACTCAGATAATCCAGCACTTACATTTTTAGATTACATTACTAATAATGAATATGGTAAAGGTCTAACACAAACGCAAATAAACATGCCTACATTTACTGCTGCTGCTAATGTTTGTGATACAGAAGTTGACCAGCCTTACTTTAATGGAACAGCACAATCACTTACTTGGTCTGCAACTGCTGGTAATGATTTTTTTACTGTTACAGGTACAAATGCTAATACTGCATGGTGGCAAAATAAAATAGGTGAGCTAATTGATGTGTTTGATGCTAATGGTAATGGTGTAATTGATGGTGCAGAAATAAAAGAAATACAAAGAAGTGAGTTTTTTGATAGTAATGAGGAATTTCTTGTATTTATAAATGGTACGTTTGGTAGCACTTATTCATCTCAATCAGGCACATCATTGTTAAAAGTTAAAAGATTTCATTGTAATGGTTATTTAGATGCAAATAAGAATGTAATGGAAAATGCTAAAGACCTCTTATCTAATATGAGGGGTATTTTTCTCTATGTTGATGGTAAATATGAATTATCAATAGAAGATACAGGTTCTTCTACATTTAGCATTAATGATAATCATATTATCTCTGATGCTGGTCTAACAGTAAATTATGGTGATAAAGATTCAAAAGCAAACAAAGTTGTAGTTGAATTTTATAATGCAAATAAAAAATACGAATTAGATACAGCTACAGTTTTACATGATGCAAGTCCTGAATATTACTCAGATGATAATGATGAAATATTAGAAATTAAAGCTGATTTTCCTTATGTAACTGATCCATATATTGCTTACAACATGGGTAAGGCAATTTTAACTAGAAGCAGAAACCAAACAACAATGCAGTTCTTAGGAACTCCTGAAATGTATAAGTTAAATGTAGGAGATATAGTAGATTTAACTTATGCAGGTTTAGGATTCTCAGGTAAAGTTTGTAGAGTAGAAGCTATAGAATTGCAATCAAATGGATTGGTTGGTGTTAGCTTAATAGAATACTTTGATGTTTATACATGGGAAGTACCACCTCAAGAACCAGTAGAAGAATTAGCTAACTTGCCTTCTGCTTATGCAGTAAAAGCTCCGACTAATATTACTTTTACTGATACTGATTCTAGTTCTACAGGTAGACCATTTTTATCTTGGGATGAACCAACAGACTTTCCTGACTATCAATATAGGGTTAATGTTGTTGATAATTCAGGTAATCAAGTAATAAATAGAATAGTAGATGTAGAGAGTTGTGATTTAAACTTTGTACCTACAGGTTCTTATGTTGCTAATATTACTTCTTTAAATACATTAGGAACTGAATCTTCACCAGCAAGATTTCCAACATCAGGTACTTTTACTATTGGTGATGCTCCTACTAAAACAGTTGATATACAAGACGATGCTATTGTTACTGATAAGATAGTAGATGATGCTGTTACTGATGCAAAGATAAATTCATTATCTGCTAGTAAAATAACAGCAGGAACTATTGATGCTAGTCAAATAACAGTTACTAATTTAGATGCAGATAATATAACTTCAGGTACTTTAGCTACTGCTAGATTGAATGTTACAGATATTATAAGTACAGGTAATATTATTGTTCAAAATGATAATATTTCAGACTTAACAAACGATGAAGCTTTTATAAATGGTGGGCAAGTAAACAGCAATGTAACTTCTATATCAGGTGGAGTTATAACAACAGGCACAGTCAATACTGCAAGACTTAATGTTTCAGATATTATTTCTACAGGTAATATTATTGTCACTTCAAACTTAACAGATGGGACTACATCTATTTCAGGCTCAAATATTGATACAGGAACTATTAATGCTTCAGTTGTTAATGTTACTAATATAAATGCTAATAATGTTTCTACAGGAACTTTAAATGCAAATAGAATACAAATTGATAATGTCACTATTGATACTGATGGTAGTGGTAATTTAATTATTAAATCAGGTGGTGTAGATACAACACAAATAAAAGATGATGCTGTTACTAATGATAAAGTTGATAGCATATCAGCAACGAAGATTACTGCTGATCAATTAGATTCAGCAAGAATTAATACAAATACTTTAAACGTAAAACATTTTGATAATGTTAGTACAGATATTAAGAGTCATTTAGCAACTGAGACGTTTGTACCTTTGCTTAGGTATGGATCAGCAATAAGAGGTGCTGGTGGTAATACAACTTATACAGGTAGTAATGCTTCATTTGTACCTGTAACAATCACTAATGTTAGAAATAACGCAACATATACAGCTCAGTTAGCTGCTGTACTAGGTGATGTTAATGGTGGTAGGGTGCAATATTCATTAGATAACTCTACATGGGTTAATGCTTCAGGTGGAGAAACTAATATTTATTGGTCTGCTGGTACTTATAGGGGTTATACCTATTTATATCAAGGTCAAATAACAACATTAAGCAATACGCAATCAACTGTATATTGGCGAGTTTATTTTTCAGGTTCATACAACCATACTCACATGCAGTTGCATATAACAATGGATAACACAACATGATAGATTTTACAGTTTATAAAACAGCAACAGGTATAGTTGAACACGTTATAAGTTCAGACTGTACTATAGATGATATACCTATAGAAAATGATGAAACTATTGTAGAAGGCAATTATTCAGCTTCTAAATACATATTTGTTAACGGAGAACCTGTTGAACAAGAAACTTGATAATTTGTTTGTTTTAAGATTTATAAATATCAAACATAGGTATAAAATTAATAAAATAGGAATTTAATATGGCACAACATGATTACAACATAGCAAATCAGTCAGGAGCAGACTTTAGAGCAGACTTAAATAATGCTTTATCTGCTATTGCAACTGTAAATAGCGGAGCTACTGAGCCATCAACTACATTTGCCCATCAATTATGGGTAGATACAGCTAATAGCGTATTAAAGGTTAGAAACGCTGCAAATAACGCTTGGATTACAACAGGTGTTAGCATTACTGCATCTAATACCTTTACAGGTAATATAACAGGTAATGTAACTGGCAATCTAACTGGAAATGTAACTGGTAATGCAGATACAGCTACAACACTTGCTACTGCAAGAACAATCAATGGAACATCATTTGATGGAAGTGCCAACATATCATTTGATACTGATTCAGTAAGCGAAGGTTCATCTAATTTATATTTCACTAATGAAAGAGTAGATGATCAAGTAAATACATTATTACAAGCTGGTACAGGTATACAACTTACTTATGATGATACTGCTGGTACTTTAACAATAGCTAATACAAACGATGCCGATATAACAGGTGTTGTTGCAGGTAATGGTTTAACTGGTGGCGGAACTGCTGGAACTGTTACTTTAAATGTAGCAGTTGATGATTCATCAATAGAAATTGATAGCGATGCATTACAAGTAAAAGCATTAGGTATAACTAATGCTATGCTTGCTGGATCAATAGCAAATGCAAAACTATCTAATTCAAGCGTAACAATAAATTCTAATTCATTATCTTTAGGCGGAACATTAACTTTAGATACTGATGACATAGGAGAGGGTTCTACTAATCTTTATTACACTCAAGCACGTTTTGATTCTGCATTTACAGCTAAATCAACAAGCGATTTATCAGAAGGTACTAATCTTTATTACACTGATGCTAGAGCAAGAGCTGCTATTAGCGAAGATTCAACACAATTATCTTATAACTCAACAACAGGTGTTTTATCTTTTACTCAAGGCGATACAGATACAGTTAGTGAAGGATCATCAAATTTATACTATACAAGTGCAAGAGCTAATGCAGACTTTGATACAAGACTTGCAACTAAATCTACAAGTGATTTAGCAGAAGGTACTAATTTATATTACACAACAACAAGATTTGACTCTGCATTTACAGGAAAAGATACAGACGATTTAAGCGAAGGCTCTACTAATGTTTATTACACTGATGCTAGAGCTAACTCAGCTATTGATGCAAGAGTTACTAAATCTTTTGTTGATGCACTGAATGTACAAGCTGCAAGTGTAGATGCTAATTCAGTTGCACTAGGAACTGATACTACAGGCAATTATGTGCAAACAATTACTGGAACTGCTAATAAGATTTCAGTGTCAGGAAGTGGTAGTGAGTCTGCAGATATAACACTATCGCTACCTGATGATGTGCAAATTGCATCTGATTTAACAGTAGCAGGTAATCTTACTGTTAATGGAACTTTAACTTCACTTGATACTACTAACTTAGATATAGAAGATAACTTATTCCAACTTAATGCAGGATTAACAGGTAGTCCTGTAAATGATTCAGGTATGCTTATTAATAGAGGTAGCTCTGATAATGGTATCTTTATGTGGGATGAGTCAGTTGATAAATTCACATTAGGATTAACAACAGCAGATGGTAGTGCTACAGGAAACATAACATTAAGTTCTTTAGGAACTTTAGTAGCAAATTTAGAAGGAGCAGTTACAGGTAATGTAACAGGTACAGTTTCTAGTATAAGCAATCATTCAACATCAGACTTATCAGAAGGAACAAATCTTTACTATACTGATGCTAGATTTGATACAAGGCTTGGAACAAAAGATACTGATGATCTATCTGAAGGATCAAGCAATCTTTACTATACAACAACAAGATTTAATTCTGCTTTTAGTGGCAAATCTACATCAGATTTATCAGAAGGTAGTAATCTATATTATACAAGTGCAAGAGCTAACTCTGACTTTGATACAAGACTTGCAACAAAAGATACTGGCGATTTAGCTGAAGGATCAAACCTTTATTATACAGATGCAAGAGTACAAGCTGTTTCTATTAACAATGTTGTAGAAGATACAACTCCTCAGCTTGGTGGTGATTTAGATTTAAATTCAAGCGATATAACAGGTACAGGTGATATTAATATTACAGGTACAGTAACAGCTTCAGATTTAGAAATAGATTCAGGAACTTTATCAGTTGATTCATCAAATAATAGAGTGGGAATTGGAACAACTTCATTATCATCACCACTAGAAGTAAGATGTGATTCAAATAACAGAGGTATATCTATAGTTGAGCAGGGTGTTGGTACTGAAACTTGGAAGCTAGGTGTTAATACTGATGGTGATTTAATATTCTTAGATTCTCTTGATACAACTGCATCTGTTACTTTCCAAGATGGAACAGGCAATGTTGGAATTGGAACGACTAGTCCAAATAAAAAACTTCATGTTTATAGCGGTAATAGTGGTGCTGCAAATTATGGGGTTGATGGACTAGCGATTGAAAACGACACTAATGTTAGTTTACAGCTTATGGGTGGTTCTTCTCATCAATTAGGAATTACATTTTCTGATTCAGGAGCTACTGAAGCAGGTTATATTTATTACAATACAGGAACGCAAGACTTAAAGATAAAAGTTGAAGATGATGTAATATTCCAATCAGGCAGCACAGAAACCATGCGTATTGATTCTTCAGGCAACGTTGGAATTGGAGCGACTAGTCCTTCAGAAGCACTTACTGTAGCAGGTCATGTAGACTTAATAAATACAGCTATAAATCTTAATTTTATGGAAACTGGTGTAACAGACAGCAATCAT